AACAACCAGTTTTTACTCCTGGTGACCAATTAAATACTAATGGATTATTGATTAATGATATAGATATACCAGTGGAAATTAAAGCTGATTCGCTAATTAAGGTAGAAATTGATGATAGTGGTAATTACCAAGACGTAAGACCGATCTAATATGCCAAATACTTATACTAGCGATGTATCTATTTTACCAGTTCCGGAAAATGTAAAAAGAATTGTTTTTACATTAATAGGTGCTGGTGGTGGTGGCGAGCATATTGCTAGATTAAATGAGCAATCGTCACCCGCAAACAATGGCGGCGACACTACATTTTTAGGAATGACAGCTGGTGGTGGACAGGGTGGTGGTATAGGTGCAAAATATGGTGGAGGAAATGGTGGTATAGCATCAACGGGAAATTATGATTTTAGACCAGAGGCATTAATAGGAAGTAGTACTGTAACTTTAGCAAATGGTACTGGAGGCGGAAAAAATGATGGTGGAGAATCTGCAGCAACTTCTTTTAATGATAGGTTTATCGGAGATGGTGGTGATGGAACAGGAAAACAAGTAACATATAATTTTTTTGTAAATCATGTTTTTCGGAATAGTCCTCCATGGTCACAAGGACAGGTTGAATATAGCCCTGATATTAGTATAGACATAATGAATCCTTCGACGCAAAATGCCCCTTGCGGAATATATACATGGTCGCGATACTATAAAGTTAATTTTAATTATACATTTGATAACAATAGATACAGTGCATACGTAACATCAAGTGCATCGAGTACTGCTGCTGGTGGTACATTTAGAGGATATGGGCAAATAGGTTCAAAAACTACATCGAGTCTTGGTGTCTGGTGGTGTAAGCGAAAAAATCAAGGTTCCGGAACTGTCAACAGTTATGTTCGTAGTTTTGGTCTATCAATTACTGGTGATAGGAGTGCATTGTTAGGAAGAGGTGGAGGTGGTGGTGCCGAAATTACAGGAGTTTTAGATCGTCCAGATTTAGTCGAAAGAGGACTATTAGATATTACTACTTCTCTTTTCATTGGAGTTGCTGGGGATCAGAATGGTCCTCCTATTGCTCCATTTGCTCAAAATGGAACTGTTGGCAGAGCATCGGTATATATGGAGTATGAAACTCGTACATATATCAATGTTAAAAATAATGAAAATAATACTATTATTGAAGGACAGACAGCTATTATTGAGTGGGAAGTTACTGGTGATGCTGATTGGGCATTAGCAGAACCAGGACTATTATCACAAGGAGCAAGTAATTTTTTGAGTGAAGTCGCAGTCACTCCTACAACTACAACAACATATTTTCTTCGTGCAGATGGAGTAATTGGTGGATTTTCTGAATCGGAAGTTACACTCATAGTGTTACGATCACCAACTGTTCGTATTATTGTTCCTGCGGATATAAATTATGGTGATGATGTATCAGTGTCTTATGAGGCAACAAATGTAGAAACATCTCTAACTTTAAGACCTAAATTTTATTTTGTTGATGGGACAACTTTGGAGAGTAGTGAATATAATGTTGAGTTAGAAACTGGGGATCTTGTCGATAGTACTGCAGTATATAATTTAACTCCATGGGGAGATAAGGGACCATATAAAATTGAATTTAATTTAGATGCTGTAGGATATTCTTATGAAGAATCCGGAACTACAAATTATTTGACTCAAAGTGCTATGGAAGGTGTAGATGTATACATTGACCAGGATCCAGATGTAATTATAATACCTGAAACAGATGATGCTATAAAAGGTGAAAATCCTGTTTACTCTCCAAAAGAACAAAGCACCATAACGTTACAGATTAATGATATTGATATACCAGTAGCAATCAAAGCAGATGCTCCTATTCAGGTAGAAATTAACGACAGTGGTGTATACGTAGATGTGGAGCAACTATAATGAATAATACTTACTATAGAGGAACTCATACTGTTGCAATACCAGATCGTGCTATTAATGTACGAATAACAATTGCTGGTTCTCAAGGTGGTAATGGTGGTTCTGATGCAAATAATCCCGGAGGAACTCGTGGACCTGGAAGAAAAAAATCATTTAGATTAAGTAATACTGGTTTTTCAAGAACACTATATTTTTATATTGGAAAATCTGGTGGAAATGCATCTTCTGGGTCAAATACTGGTAGAGGGAGTGGTGGATCAGGTGGCGTAGCAAGTGGTGGAAGAGGAGGAAATCCTGGTCCGCAGGGGTACTCTGGTGGCGGCGGAGGTGGTGGTGCTGCCAGTGGAGTATATGATACTTATGCTGGACAATATATTATTGTCGCTGGAGGTGGTGGCGGTGGCGGTGGAGCATCCTACCCTGATTCTTATTTGAGAGGTGGGAACGGAAATTCATCGCAGTTCCTTTCTTATAGGAGTAGTATTTCTTCTGGTAGTCAAGGCACGTCTCAAAGCTTTGACGGCGGTGGAGGCGGTGGAGGCGGCGGTGGAGCACGGGGCGGTGCTGGTGGTCGTGAGGGTGCAGATAGACGTGCTGGTGGATATGCAAGCACGGGCGGCAGAGGTGGAGGAAGTTATTACATATCATCATACGTAACATCTACAGGGGGTGATCAAAATCACTACGGAGATGGTTATGTAACACTTCAATATGATCTTGCTAATCCAACATTTAATTCATTTACAGTATCAAGAAATCCTATAATTAGAGGTGATGTTGTAAGCTTCTCTTGGTCAACAACGTATACATCATTTATTAGTAGGATGACACTAACAAGTCCAGAGGGAACTGTATATACTGTTACGGGAACAACTAGTATTAGTTTACAGCCACAGGTCTCTGGTACATGGACAGTAAGATTATATTATAGTGGTGGCAGTCATCAAGCGTATATCGGACATATTGTTTATATTCCACCTACAATCACTTTAGAACTTTCTGATAATCCAATTCCTTTAGGAACACAATCTAAATTGTCGTGGAGTGTTAGTGGAGATGCAACTTCGCTTAATATTCAACCCGGAATTGGTAATACTAATCTTACATCCTTCCAGCAAGTTGCTCCAACACAAACTACTACATATACTGCATATGCTAATGGTCCTGCTGGTAGTGCTACTGAAGAGGTTACTTTAACAGTATGGACTGCGCCAGAACTTTCTTTGGCTGGACCTTTTTCGGTAGGTTATGGTAATAATGTGACGTTAACTCATTCCCAAATAAGATCAACTAGTTCATACAATCTAACGATTGTTATGACAGATTTAGATTATAATGTAACTACAGAGACAGTTGATTTGGGAGCTTCTCAAGAGACATCACAGACAACATATACACATGTCATTCCATGGCATAGTCGAGGACCAGCAAATATTCAATATACAACAGTAGGAGTAGGTGTTGGGGGATTAACTGAACAGTCAGTACTTCCAATAGTTAACTGTAATATTGATCGAGATCCAGATGCTTTTGATGTTCCAGAGTCAGAAGAAAAAATTCGTGATGAGGCACCAGTCATCACACCTGATGTAGAAGTTACTACTTTACAAGTATTAGTAACTGATATAGACATACCAGTAAAAATCAAAGCTGATTCCCCCATTCAGGTAGAAATTGATAATAGTGGTATATTTGTAGATGTGGAGCGGATTTGAGTCTATAAATAAAGTGGGAACCAGTAATGGCAGGAAGTAACTTTAGTCCATGACATATTCTTATTCTACTACACCAGTATATGTAAGCGAAGGACAAACAGTTCGCTTTAAATATAAAGCTCCTGAAGCTTGGGCTACAACAGCAAGTGTTAGTATTCAGATTGGTTTAAGATCAACTTCCTGGTTTATCACTACAATACCAGAAGATTTTGCTCCTGATCCATATCCATTCACACCACTTGAAGATCAAGATGCAGACATAATGTATGTCTATGGTGATGGAACTAGACCTGGAGAAGACATTGTTACTGTAACTGGATTAACACCATCAACTCAAGCAAATGTTACTGTTTTTAGTTCTTTAAGTGTAGATGTAAATAATTTTTCAATTAGAGTCAAGAAAGTTTCTGAAGGAGAAACTACATTTGGAGATTGGATTATACCAGTTTCTGGCACACTAACTGTAACAAATACAGATGAAATTCAAGTTAGATTAAAGTCCAATATTCTTCAAGGACTTGCTTCTACTTTAGATCTTGTTATTGGAGCGAGATCAGAAAGATGGACGGTTATTACTAAAGTATCTCCACCAAATACTCCTGAACCATTTCCAACTTTTATTAACCTTACTAATCAAGCATTAAATAGTGTTGTTTATAGTAATATTTTGTCGGTCGGAGGATTAAACGATACCGCTATTGTAAGTTCTACAAACATTAATTTATATTTTGCAATCTCCGACACAGACGATACAGAGACTAATGATGATGGATTTGAAGTTTTAACTGGAGTAACTTTTGAAGACACTGATGACATTCCAACAATTACGAATGGACAATTTCTTCAACTAAAATTAACGACAGCACCTGGAGCAAATGTACAAACCACCAGTCAGTTGAGTATTGGTGATGGAATTGATGGATCCGCATGGAATGTAAGTACTGGTAGTTTTCCATCAACTACTCCTATTGCATTTTCATTCTCAAATGTAGATGATGTATTAGAAGATGCATTAATTGCCTCTGATCCTGCTCCTAATACTGGCATTGCTTTTGAAAATGATGATGATCCTGGAGAAGTTGATGTTGTATTAATAAGCAGTACTTCTTCTAATGATTCTGGTGCAGATGAACCAAGAGTTAAGATTCAGTATGCAGATGGAGGCGAGAGTTCTATTGGATTGTTTCCAACAAAAGTACGTATAGGTGATAAAATTGTATTATATAACAGGTCTTCAGAAACATTTACCACTCCAACTATCTCATCAGCAGTAACAACTGTTATTAAAGTAGGTACTAGACAAATTCCCCCCTGGACTATTATTACAAATAGTGGACCAGATACTGATGCTGTATTTTCAGTGCCGTCTAATGAAAATAATCAAGTTCCTGGTTCTGAAATTGTTAGCTCTATTGTAAGTGTCGCTCAAATTAATAGACCAATTACAATTTCTGCTACGAATGGTGCAAGAATCTCTCTTGATTTTCAACCAGCTACAGGATCTACAGTTACATTTGATCCTAATGTAAATACTTCGTTCCGTATCTTTATTGACACTTCTCCTGATCTTCTTACTATAGATGGCAATGGTCAAGTCACTGCTGGACAAGTAACTACAACTGTTACTATTGGTACTGGATCACCAAATCAATTTATTTGGCAAGTAAGTAACTATGCTGTTGCTCCACCACCACCAGATCTTAAAGGTGCCTGGTATAGTAAGAAGGGAGCATATATTAACACTGATGGTGATGTTATTGAAAGTAAAGAAGATGGTCATGCTATTGGAACAGTCCTTTCAGTTCTTAAGAGACCTGATGGATCATATGGAGACCTTGCGGGTACAATCACTGCTGGTAAATTAGATGCTAGATTCCCAGGTTATCTTGAGTGTGATGGAGAAGAGTATCTTGCGGCAGAATTCCCATGGTTGTGGCAGGTAATTAAGAATCATTATGGTGGAGATGCATCATATGATTCTGGTACCAAAGTATACAGTGGTAGTTTTAACGTGCCTGATTATAGAAATAGAAAAATGGTAGGAACTGGTGTAGTTGATGGAAACCGTGGAAGTTCTGCATTAGTTTCACCCGAAGATGATAAGAGTGTCAATAGAGCAGGAGGAATTGGTGGATGGTGGTATGTTGATGATGTGGATGTTGCTGGACCAGATCCTGATCAGATAATTATATCTGATGATACTAATGATACAACAGGAACAGAAAGTACCTTCTTTAGTATTGGTACTGTTAAAACAGTATTTAATTCACCTATTACAGCTGATGTTGATTTTACTATTCCCGCTGCGGGATATGTTAATGCAACCGTTGGTCCATTATTAGATACATCAGTTAATGTGCCTGCACATACTCATCTTTATGTAACTGGATTAACTGATGGAAATACTGGAGATCCGTTAATTGAATGGAATGTTAGAGGATCATCTAAATTGGGTAATCATACTACTTCAGCTGGAATAGGTCAAGGATCAGGAGCTCTTAATAATTACCGTGATTTTCAGGATGGAGCTATCGCCGCTGATCCTACACCTATAACTACATTATATCTTGATAAATTACGTCAAAAAGCTCCTGAATTTCAAGTTGAATGGGAACAAATTTCTGGCGCTGATGATCTTCAAGTTTCTGTTGATACTTTGATTCAAAGTGTTGCATCCAGCGTAAATAATGAGCAATCTCGATCAAAGAAATCTTTACAACTTTCTGCAGATACGTTTTTCGCATCTCCATTTAGTGATGGACCCACATTAAATGAATTAGAATTTGTGTCTGCATTAACAGGTGACGGTAATTATGACACTGCAGCAGATGGAGGAACTCCTGGAACTAAAGGAAGAAATGTTTCTGCCGTTATTGATACCCGACCACGTTTCTTAAGAGTTGATTCTTATACACCACAGATTGTTGATGGAGCTCCTGAAGATGTTGGAAATACCAATTCATCTCAAGCTAATATCAAAACTCATAGTCATCTTCTGACACTACAACCAGTTATTGATCCTACTGAAGACTTTAGTTATGGTAACCAAAATGGTCCGGGTAGTCGGAGAGAAGGACTTGGAGCAGCCCAAAGCTCGATTGATGTTGCGTTCAGTCAAGCAGAGGTTGGAATGGAATTGAACCCTGGAGTATTCACCCTAAATACTAGTATAAAGAAACCCATTCCTGATGTAGTATTTTCTCCAAATAGAACTGTACCATTAGCACCAGAGTTTCATAAAGTAAAATACCTTATTAAAGCATTCTAGATAATATGAGTAATCAAAATGATGGTAGTCTCGCTCCATATAGACCTCTTGACTTAATGATCAATGATGATTTAACTAAATGTCACGAAAAAGATTTCATCGTAACTTGGGAAAACTTTGTTCCTAAAGCATTTTGTGATCAACTAATCGATTATGGCGACAAAGTTTTGGATGACAAAACTGGTCATGAAGTTAATTATGGTGCTGATGGATGTAACATAATGAGCGGTGAGCAGATGTATAAGGGAAGACATAATCGTCATGATAGATCTTTTATGTTGAACTATCATAGTGAAAAATGGGGAGTTCAGGTTAATCAATTTCTCAAGTCATGCGCTATGCATTACATCCATATGTTCTCTCAATTGAGAAATATTAGGATGATGTCAACTGATATTAAGTTTCAACGCACTCCTCCTGGTGGTGGATATCATTTATGGCATTATGAAAATGCTTCTGTTCATTATGCTCAAAGAGAACTTACTTGGATGATCTACTTAAATGACATCGAAGACGGTGGAGAGACAGAATTTCAATATCAAAGAAGAAGAATTTCACCATCAGCAGGCACAGTAGTATTTTTTCCTGCTGGATTGACACATGTCCACAAAGGAAATTTGGTTTTAGGGGAACAGGATAAATACATAGTAACGGGATGGTACGTTAAAAACGGGTTATAACTAATGACAACAATTTACGGCAAAAAAAGTATTCTTGAGTTGGACCTTGTTAATAATATTCTGATGAATACTAAATCAGCATATATTTTGGATGATGGTAATATTACTATTCCCAAATATAATATTGGTAATGAGTATATTGACAGGTTTATGGAAAATGTAGATTCTGTTTGGCATACGGAGAATGATAAATTAGAAGCAGTTTCTTTTTATGAAGATGGTAGTGTATTTTGCCAAAGAAAGAAATTAAAATATGATTTCGTTTCTGGTCAAAAAGCGTATAGTACATATACATTTACTGGATTTACTGCCGAACAGGCTAATACTCTTAAAGAAAGGATTATAACTTTCTTTCAAGCTACAGAACTTGTTAAAGAACTGAAGGTCAACCAGTATCTTGGCAAAATTGATAAAGAATATTTATTTTTCGATAAAACATATTTGAAAAGACTTCGTGAGAAAAATAATATCCTTGAAGCTACTGATTGGCGTATTTTACCTGATGTTGAAGATTCTTACGAGGGGGAAAAAGACTTATGGATCAAGTACAGACAAACTATTAGAGGTCTTATCATGAGAGAACCTGGTGAGTTTGCAACTGGACTTGATTTCTTTAAGTATATCGATACTATTAAGTGGCCTATAGACCCTAAAAATTATCGAGAATTATATCCTGATGGTTTAAATATTAATGGAGATCCGGTCGAATACTTGTCAAATGATAGTCAGTGGGTGGAAAGAGAAACAGATTCTTCCCGAGATTTGATTGAGTCGCGACTCGCAAATATTATCAGTATGCGTCAAAATTACATAACTTCAGAAAGAAGAGCAAACAAAGTTGTCAAAGATATTATGAAAGAATTGAGATTAGAAGACTTTGTTGAAGGTGGAATAGACTATACCAAAATCTATACAGAAGAAGATATAGAAGAACTGACTGAATAATAACCATGATCTATATTATTAATAATGCTTTGACCAATGATAATATTGAACACCTGACAAAAGATTGGACACCATATAATTTTATTGATAACTCCGACAATCATGGAGATGTTGGTAGAAAAAAGAGTTCTACTTTTGACTATAAACATCGCAGTCATAATGATATATGTAAATATTTTTGGGATAAAATAACACCAAAGGTAAGCACATATCTCATTAAAAGATTAAGTCAACCATATCTTGCTTGGTATAGAGAATCTGATTACTATAATTGGCATATGGATGCATTCCCTTGTGGAGGAGTATCTTCTCATTATAGTTTTACCTGTTTTTTAAATGATCCAGATGAATATGAAGGAGGTGAGTTGGTTCTTGATATAGGTGGAAAAGAGATAGAGATCAAGGAATCAAAAGGAACATGTGTGTTATATAATACAGGTGTTCGTCATAAAGTGAATGAGATATTGTCTGGAGACAGAAAAGTTATTGTTGGATGGGGTGAAAGTAGTGTCATTAACAGTAAAATGAGGGAAATCCTCATAGAGTTACAACTGTTTCTGAATGATGAGAAGTCTTCTATCACAATGGAACAATATGAAAGATTAGATAATACGAGATTGAATTTGTTGAGAGAGTATGCCAACTTATAATTATAGTGACATTGTTAAGTACAATAATTTCTTTGATGAAGCAGATTACAATGTAATCAAAGAGAAGACAGGAATTGGATCTAACTGGCAATATGGACACACATCATTAGGTGATAAAGATCCGCAGTTTACAAAATCTGTGCCTTTCTGGAAGATGCAATTAGATGAAGATAGATTCTTCAGTGAATATCTTCTAAATAAGATACAGCAGAAACTTGATACATCATTTAGTTTAGAGCAGGTGTATGCTAATGGGCATACTTATGGTTGTGACGGATCTATTCATGTTGATGCTCATGATCCTAATGGTCATACATTATTATTATATGTAAATCCATCTTGGCAATATGCTTGGGGCGGATCTACAAACTTTCATATTAGTGAAGGAGAGATGTTTAGCGTATTTCCATCGGGAAATAAAGCAGTTTACTTCCCTGGTCAAATACCACATTGTGCCTCTGGAACTACAAGGCATTTTAAATTTTTGAGAGTTACTATTGCTTGGAAATTAAGAACAAATGAATAACACAGAATATCAAATTTATAACTTGGAGACATTTATTGGTAGGTATGCAGCATTAGCTGGTAAACCACTGATTTTCTTCCGTGTCTATGGGTGGAATAACAGCACTGATGTAGATGCTATCAATGCATCAATACAGTTATATACTGATATCTTGCCATTAGATTTTACAACACTATTTCGTGATAGTGAGTATCTGATTGTAAAGATGGAGAGTATTATTGAAGCAGAGAAGTTTCTCACTGATAACTTTCCCGCATCACAAGAGGGTATACCTAAAGAGCGTTATATCTTCTATGCATTATATAATGATGAAGGTCAAGTTATCATGGATAACGAATGATATTCTCCGACAATTACACAGCATTTCAGAGGTATAGTTTAGTCAGTGGTGAACGACTGTCAGACTATTCTTTCATGCCATGGTTATTTACTTCGCTAGTTGATCCTCAATACAAACCATATCTTCCTATTTCTATTAAGAATTCTCTTAATAGAGTACTTGGTTACAAATATCAAGTTGAAGATGTAATAGCAATATTTGATGAAGAGAAGTTTCTTTGTGTGTATTCAATAGATGATGCTATTGAATCTTTTAGAAGCACAGTTAAGTATAAGTGGACCATATTTGAAGAGAATATAAAACGGTTTAAGATAGAAACATCTACTTCAGATTTTCCATTATATGATAAACTCATCGATGTAATTCTGCCAACATTGAGACCAGTCACTGCATTTACTGGTGTTGATCAAGATATAAATGGAAACATTACAGGTCTATCCATTCAGAGTAGAGAATATGATTTAAGTTCGTACAATAATCCTGCTCTCGAAAATGTTGCTCGTTACTCTAAAATTGCTCCTAACTGGTCAGAAGGTATCCTAACTGTTAGGAATAATGATGAAGTCTCTATATACTCTGGATTTATATATCCAAAGTATATTAGTGAATCCAAGAAAGAATCTATGAAGGGATCCCTGATTAAGAGTTCACTTGGAATCAAGAATAAGAAAAAAGTATCATATAGTGAAATTAGTCAATCTCATGTTGTAGGATATAGAGCTAATGATGTATTGACTGATGATCATATTGCTGTATTAGATTCTATTCCGTTTGTTGCAGATGCAACAACTGAAAATAGACTACAATTTGAGCATATATTTAAAGGAACTGAATTAGTGGATGTTATTGTATATGTTGGGCAGTATCATAGGTTTGAAAATTTAACTGAACCGCGTACATGGAAAATATATTATGATTCTGATGGTAATGAACTGTCATATAAAAATGGTGGGATGGTTTATTAAGTGTCACAGCACCCTTGACGGGGTGCTTTTTTTGTGTCATACTGTATTCATATCAGACATACAGCATGCAACTCCGTCCCCATCAGACCCGCGCTCTCGCTGCTATGCAGCGTAACAAGTTCGGGCAGATCATTGTCCCCACTGGTGGTGGTAAGACTATGATTATGATCAAAGACCTTGCGGATCGCTTTGCTAATGCAGAGCGT